TAATCCACTCATTCTATCGCTCATGTATTTATCATAATCATTTTCTCCATAACCATAATTACCAATTACATTTTTATCAAAAAAATCTTGGTTATTCATTATTCCAGTTTTATCTTTTAAATAATTATAAGCTACACCAAGAAAAGGATTAATTGCACCAAGACCTAAACCAATAGGATTAAATTTTTTTACTGTGTCCATAAAAGAATTTCCTGTAACTACAGGACCTGTTAGTAAAGACTGTTTAAGATCTTGTCTTTCTCTTTCATCCCTGTTTTCTGGTACTACAGGATACTCATTACCACCAATAAATGTTACAGCTGGAGGTGGATTATAATCTGTTCTACTTGACAACCCTAAATCTTGTGGACCTGTAAAAGTAGGTGTTGTAGTTTTAGGTGCAGGTGTAGTTCTGGTATTAAAACTAGGAGACATTCTATAGGTGTCTCTATTATCATTATCACTGTTGCTACTAGTATTTGAAGTAGAACTTTTACCTGTACTTTGACCCCTAGCATCATTGTCAGGTGGATAAGCAGGTATACCTTCTTTGGTCATTGTTTTTTGACCACCTAATTTTTCTAATTGTTTTGCTTCACCTAGAGTAATGTAAGCCAACATATGTTTTTGACCTTTAATATCTTTATATTTTAATTTTTTATCTATCATTATCGTCTTCCTCCAGCTTGTATATCTAACCTAAAAGTACCTAGTTTCCAACTAGTGTCTACTGCAGTGTTAGATATTGTAAGAGCAATAGCTCTACCTCTAGCTCTTGTGTCTACTTTTTTAGTAGTTGGTGTTAAAGTAAAAGGTCCTAATGGTGAGCTTGCAGCAGTGTCATTTGGATAATCTCTAACTTCTAATTGAGCAAACACGTTATTTTGTTGTGTAATAAAATCTGGAATAATTCTACTTACTCTCATTATGTTTTCACCATCACCTCTAAGATCCGCCATGTTTGTTGCAGCACCTCTTACTACTTTTTGTGTAATGTCATAATCACCAGAAGTAATATCAGCTGGAATAGCTGTAGTAACACCTAATCTTATTTGATTAACTCCAGTTTCGTGTTCATAGTAATAAGTAATCCCATCAGTATTACCTTCAACATCAAAAGATACATCTGTACCTGCATCATATTGTGTTGCATGTGGTAAACCAAATACTGCAGAATCTTGCCAAGTTGTTCTAGTAAATAAAACACTATCATTTGTAAACCATATAGGTCTTTTTGCTGTTGAATCTAAATAACTATAGGTAACCGATCTAGTATTAACGTTCGAATCTGCTGTGGGATAAAACCATGTAATTTCTCCAAACAAGTTATTAATACCACAATAAATAAATTGGTTAGAAGTTGTGTTAAGATCATCATAAACATAATCTTCAACCAAACAGTCCATAGATTCTAGTTTACCGGTGTATCTAAAAAAACCATTATCAGACATCCAATAAGCAGCACCATCAACTTCAACAGCTGCATTTTTACCAATCAATCCGCAGTTAGTTCCAACCTGTTCATAAGCAAATGTAAAAGGAGTTCCAACAAATCTCATAGTAAATAAAGAAGTATCACTCCAAACATAAATTGCATTTCTACCAAGTTTAGCTCCAATGATCCGTGATCCAGAGGCCAGTCTTTGTGTACCAGCACTGTTGATTGCTGTAGGTTGGTAATCATTTATATTTTCTTGAGAAGAAAATCTTATAAACATATCATCCTGTGTAGTTTTATCACCAATAGTTGTTTCAGTTCCAAAAAATACTAAGTGTCTATCTGGAGTTGACACTAACATATCTCTTGATGCTGTTGGCGCACCGGTAATAATTGTTGCTCTAGTTGATGTTGCGTTAGTTAGATTAGCATTCCATTCAAAACATTCACCGTTAAAAATTAAAGCAATCAATGTACTACCTAAATTGTCCAAGGCCCATAGACCAGGTTCAGCTACAGTATCCGTGTCAGCTGATGATTGACCCCAACCAGAAAAACTACTATAATTTGTAACGGTAGCTCCTGTGTTGTGAAGAGCATTTGCTGTGCCTCTAACATTTCTAGTTATTCCTGTTAAAGTATTTGTTCCTGTATTGACTCCTGTATAAGAAATTTCTTCAGTACCTACTTGTATAAAATTAGTTCCTGTTGTTGGAAAATTTAATACAGATGTTAAAATAATACTAGTTCCAGTTCCGCCTGTCCCTGCTGAGTTAGCAGATAACGCTCCATTCAACGTAGTTGTTTGAGGAGCACTTACTGTTCCACCAAATTGAGATATACCCCATCCAAAAACACCAACTTGTTCTGCAGGACCTACGTGATAATATTGAAAAAAAGTAATACCTCCAGAAGTAGTAGCACCGGATCCGCTTTCATTACCAGGCATTGTAATAGTAATTGAATTATTAGATGGAACACTTGATACCATAAATTTTTTATCAGCAAAATCCGAAGCTCCAAAATTAGAATTAGTAATTGCACTAAATGTAGATGCTTCACCAAATAATATAATGTCACCTGCTTGAAAAGTGGTTGTAGTTGAAAATGTAATAGTAACTTCCGGTTGACCGTTAGTTGTGCTAAATGCACTTGTAATAGCTGTACCTGTTGGATTAACTAAAGGATGTATGTCGTAGTAAACCTCTCCTGAGTATGCATATAAAATTCTATTGGTTCCAATAATTGAATATTTAATACCTTCTTTATTAACCATGTGATGTAATCCTCGAGCAGCACCTGTAAGTTTAGTATCACCTAATTGATTCCAACCACCTATTTTTTCTGGAGTACCATATCTAAAACGTACATTAGTACCACCTGTCCATTGTGACTCGGCTCCGGTATCTGTAACTTGTTTGTTGAATCCTGGTAAAAACCCTAATTTTTGTAACATATAAAATCCTTATAAAGAAGGCAGTAGGTATGGTGGATTACTGCCTTCATTATAGGGATATATCATCGTTTAAACCAAGATGGAAGACCTAAATGTAGACGTTTATCAAACATGTTATCTTTAGCACCTGGTGTTTTACGGTTGTTATAATGAAGAAATACTTGAACGCATTCTTTGCCTTTAAATTTATTTCTCCAATGTTCTAATTCACAACCAGAATAGACTAACATATCTCCTGGTTTTAAATTTACTTTAATGCCTTTTGTATTATCTGATACATAACCAACACCTTCTTTTATACCACCTTTACTAGAATCCGGTTCTAAATAAATTGGCCAATCATCACCACCAAGATTCATAGTTGTAGATATTTCACAACTAAATCTATCTTTATGTCTTTTAAGAACATCACCTTTTTTATAAATTCTAGCATAAGTATATGCTGGATATAATTTAAGACCTGTAGCTTTTTCCATTTTAGGTTGACATTTTAACATTAAAGCTTCCATAGCTATATTAGAATACTGACTATAAGTATTTGGTATTTGTGGGTCATCATAAGACCCTATAATAGTTTCATAGGGTGAAAAATATCTTTTTGTTTTACAAGTATCATAAACTTGTTTTTGCATACTAAAGTAATTTGCAATAAAAATAGCTAAGTCTTTTGATATAGCTTGACGTATTATTGTATATTTTTTTTTCTTAAACATCTATAGCCATTTCTTTTGGCACTGCTTGGATATTCCAATGTATAAATCTAAAAGGTTCTATTCCAAAATCTATTGAAAACTCATGTTCTAAATAACCTGGAAATATAATTAAAGTCCCAGGTTGGGGTTTAAAGTGAATTAGTTCATTACCATTAAGAATTTCTTTTACATTAATTTTCATTTTTAATTTTGTAGCTCTAGCTCCAGTTCTAGGTTCATGAAATATTGGCATTGATGTTTTTTCATTTGCTTTTAAAAAATAAAATCCTGATACATGTTGGTTCCAATGGACGTGTGCCGAATGATGCCCACCTCCTTTTTTAGCAAACTCTTGTACCCACATCTCACTAAACATAGTAGTGTATTGTTGCATATCATAACCTTGATGATCTAAATATTCCCAAGACTTTTGACCAATGTAATCTCTAAAGTCTCTAAAATTATTGTCAGCTGTAAGAGGTGTTGAATGATAACTTCTTCCAAAGTCTCCAAATTTTTTTATATGTGCTTTAGCTTCTGGAAAATTTTTAGCAGCTTTAATATATTTGTCTGTTGCTTTAGTTAAAGATTTCAAAAATTCTGGTTTTTGTTCAGACCAAATAGGTGTTTTAAAATATTCATTTATGTTCATATTATTTAAATGGATATCCTAGGTTCCACATTACCAATGAATATCTTGTTCCTTTCGTTACGGGTTTAACTCTATGCCATACAAATGATGGAAACACAATAATAGATCCTTTAGAAAGTACTTCTTTTGCTTGTTTTAAATGTTTAGCTTCTTCTCTCATATGAGGCTCGTAGTTTCTAAAATCAAATTCCAGTTCTCCACCTTCATATTCTGAACCATCGGTTAACTGACAAGTCATAGATAGTTTTCGAATTTTACCGTGTTCTGGAGTGTTTGGTTTATCATAAACTTTATCCCAAGAATCACAATGCCAATCATAATATTGATTGAGTTTATATTTTGTAAACTGACAAGATTCAGATCTATCCCATTCATAATTCCAACCTGCAGATTTATTAGCTT